AAAGGGTCGATCTCATTCTCACTGAAAACATTACCTATTTTCTCTCCATACAATTCATTAACGGTATCGTAGTTGACACCACCTTCTTTTGTATAGAAATCTTCTTGAGTTATTTCAGTTGTAGGTTCTTCTGGAGTTTCTTCTTTATTTAAAGATAAATCAGAATCATTTTTTTCTTGTGTACCAAGCTTAGTTTCTAATTCTTTATATGCTTTCTCTAAATCTTCTGTTGTTTTATATTTACCAGCAAGTAATTGCTCTTGCTCTTCAACCATCTTCTCACCAACAGCGAGATTCTCTGCATCACGTGCTTCATTAGCTTCATCAATGAGAGCATCCTGTGTAGGATCGTAGGTGTATGTTTGTGTTTCAGGTGCCATTTAATTAAGGGGTTTGTGCGGGTGTTGCTCCTTCAGGGATTGGCTGGCCTGTAGCCATAGACATCATTCCTGGAAGAGCTTCCATAACTTCAGGGTTTTTACTTGGGTCCATTAAAGGAGTACCAGCTAATTGCCCAGCTTGTCCCATCAAGTTCTGTTGCATAGCTTGTTGCTGTGCTTGTTGCTGTTGAGCATTTAACTCCTCCATACTCTTAACGAGATTGAGAACGTCAATACCTTGAGCAGCTGCAAGACGCTTGATAGCCTCATCAGGGTTAATGTATTGAGCTAATGCCTCTGGTCCCATTGTTTGAGCAATGGTAGTTACAAATTGAACAAGTGCATCTCTGTCTTGTCCACGTCCTAGTGCATTAATACCTGCAACAATAGTAGGATTAACTACATTCTTAGGTATCTTAGGTATCTTCTTAGCTAAAGTAAGAGAGTGCATCTTACGGCTTAAGTATGGAATTAAGAATTCAGTCGTGAGTAAACTGAATAGTCCACCTAACTGTTGTTCTAATTCCATCTGTGTCATACGAACTTCCTCTGCGGTAGTTCTTTCTGACTGTCTAACATTGAGAATAAGAAAAGCTTCACTTAATCTTTTCTCTAATGTATTAACTAATTCAAATGCTGTTCTAAAATCTGCTGTCTTACCTACTTGTATCACACCAATGTCATCTGGTCTACCTTGAATGATAGCACCATTACCTGCGTTTGCAAGTGTTCCAGGTTTAGTTACTGAGCTAGGTGATACTGTAAAGACAACCTTTGCTGCAGCTGCTGAACCTTCAACTAAAGCTTGCATCAATGCTTCTAAAGATTTCAAATCGCCTAAGAACTCTTCGACTCTAGACCGACCATAATCCTCACCATCTACTGTAACAAAACGTAGAGGTAAGAACGGGTTTTTATCTTTAGGAGCTTTACCTTCACTTTTTGGAATACGGATATCATGCACCTCTTGATGCCAATACCATCCTTTAGTTCCTAATTTTACACAGGTATATACATCAACATCTTTTTCAGAGTTGTTTGTGTCATCATCAACAACTGAATCATTATTCAATTCAATTGGAATTAAATCTCTACTGACTTTTTCTTTAGTAACAATTTCTATAACATCACCATTACCATCTCGCTCTACAACATAACGGTTTAAAGGATACATTTTCATACCCTCTTTACCCATATATAGTAAAGCGTTACCAGTAACCACAAGATGTTTTATAGCTGAAAAAATTTGAACTCTATCTGTTGATGCTGCAATAGCATCCATAATCTGACGTTCAATTTTAGCAAAGCTTAAATCCATCTCGCTCTTTGCTTCAGGTGGTATTTCAATTCCCAACTTAGAGTCATCTAACTGGAGTTTGAAAAAACTTGTCGAAGGCGGGAGTAATCCTAGCATTAATTTCGATGCTAATGTGACTACTCCTTTTGCGCCGACTGATTGCCACGGTGTTTTGAATTGAGCATAAGCAGGTGGCTTATCATTCCTCATTAATAAAGTTGGAATTGTTAATTCAGCACATTCATAAGCAACATTCAGAAATTGTTCACGATCCGTAGATAATTTGTTATATCTTTGCCGTGCTGTTTTCATTATGTCTTCTTAGTAGTTCCTCCACCTGCTGTGGATCCACCAGTACCAGGGTTAACGCCTTGAGGTGTTCCTGTACCTTGTACACCACCTGTTTCAGGTTTGTTAATCTGTAACTGAGAAGTACCTTCTGAAGTTTTCTTCTTCTGTACTTTCTTAGAAGTTACTTTAGCTTTACGCTTAGTCTCATCCTCACTATAAGGTGCAGGAGTAGGTGTAGCTGGTGCCTCAACAGGAGCTGTTACAGTTGGTGATGGAGCTGGGGGTGGAGTAGGAGGAGCTGGTGTCGGAGGAAGTGGGGGTGCGCTCCTGCCACCACCAAAAAGGTTACTTAATAAATTTCCACACATAATCTTATTCGGATAGGTTTTGTTTTAATAGTCTTATAATAGATATTTGTCCTGCCCTATAAGCTATCTCCTTATCGGAAAGAGTATGGTCAGGGAATTTGTCTGGAAACTGCTGGTCAAGGTCATCAAGTAAACGCTCTAGGCTACCCCAGTTAAGCGTACTTTGGGAGGTTTGTATTTGCATGTTCAAAAA